CGCGCAGATAACCCCCCAGCCAGGCGGCACCTGCGTATCGGATAGTATTTTTTCTTTCTGCGTCATTCTCCACTCGCTTTCTCTGCGGCCTCGCGCAACCATCCATAGCTATCGTCTATGTCTGGCGTAGCCTCATGGTACGCGAGAAATCTGTATAGGTCGATCGCAATCGCTTGCGCTTCGTCTCGCTCGCTGGTGAGCCGCTCGATCTCGTAAGACGCTGCCGCCATTCGATCGCAGAGACTGCCGCAGTGCGTCAGCAGGTCGCGTTCCAGGTCTGTCATGTCAGATCCCCCTGCCGCTCTGCACCGGTCAATCCCGATGCTTCCAGAAACTTTCAAAAAAACGAAACGTCGTAATCTCTGCCAGCCGCCGCCCCGAGCAAAACGCCCACGGCACGCCGTATTCTCGCCACATGCTCACTACGGATCGGTGCAGCGACTTCGCAATCACGGCGGGCCGTGACGCCGGTGACTAGGTTTGGGATTCGCATTGCAGTCGCTCCTTCCATTCCACCATCCTTTTCGGAAGGCCACTTTGTGATTCGAGCCTATTGGCGATAATCAGCAGTCTGTTTCGGACCAGCGCCAGGTCTGTGTGGTTTAGACCGACGATGTGCCATAGCAAGCCAAACGTGTCCTCGTCCTGCTCCAGTGCGTATAACGTGCTCGCGGCAAGCCGAGCAGCCATTCGGTCTAATGGGTCTTTCAGAATCATCTCGCCCTCGCTTTCTCCGCTGCCTCGGTCGTTAGATGCTGCGTTAAATCCGCAGACAACTCCCCGCACTCGCAGCACTCACGGCACGTCTGTGAAATTAGGACATGCTTCGTCGCTCGGTCGCAGTCAGGGCACCATGCTGTGATAACTACACATGGACCGTCGCATCCAATTAGTTCGTTCGTCATCATCCCCTCGCTTTCTCGGCGACCTCGCGGGTCGAGTATGTTTGGTCGCAATCCACGAACGACGAGGAATCCGCCATTACTTTTGGCGGCCCCATCGCCACACCTACAGACAGCGAAATTGCAACCCCAAGCCGAAACACTAGCGGAGGGTCGCTGTAATCATCGCGTGCCCATAGTTCCGTCTTTCCAAGCACGATGATCGCACCATTTGCCGTCTTCGGTAGTGGATCAACAATCGTCTCCAGCCGCACCGTCTCTTGCCGTGACTCAACCAGCAGTTCCAGGTGGCGATTGATTGCGTGACCAGCTTCATCGAGTTCAGTCCGCAACCGCTCGATCTCCATCTTGTCCGTACACCTGTGGCAAATCGCGTCCCTGTCGCACTCCAGCGGCCCGCCACACGAGCCGCAGGTTGCGTCCAGGTGAAAACGGCCGCCGAATAGGGTGTGCAGCCGCTCGATCTCATCAGCGGCGTCCAGGATCTGCTGATAGACTGCGCCGCACGGCATCAACGCGCCGTCTCGCATCTGGCTGACGATCGCTCGTAACTTGCTGCTTAGGTCACTCACAAAGCCCTCGCTTTCTCGGTAATCATTTTTCCGATTGCCAACCATGCGTCTAGTCGAGAAGTCCCGGCCCATGTCAGGCGATCGCTGACAAATGAGCCCCTCGGCCCATACCAGTACCCCATTAGGTTTCTTTCGTGGTTCCAGCCGTACTCGACCACGTAATCCTCTCTCGCTGCCTCTGCGCCGTCAACTATCGCCTGTAGCCGCTCTCGTTCCAGCTCCAGCCCCGCCACGATCTCATCGCCGCGCCGCCGTGCTGCCTGGACCTCGGCCAGCGCGGCATTGAGCCTCTCAATCTCGTAAGACGCCGCCGCCATCCTGTCGCGGCACGTTTGGCACGCGAGGCACGACTCGTTACCGCAGTGCGTCAGCAGGTCGCGTTCCAAGTCGGTCGTCATATCAACTCCCTATGCCGCTCGTGGTAGGGTCATCTGTCTAGTCCACACACCTTGCATAGCGTCGAGGACCATCCGGAGTAATCCTTGCCTGTAACCTGCTCGGCTGCTGGATGTTTGCAAAACCGCTGAATCACGCTGATGTGGGCTGCAATCCGTTCTAGTTCGGATCGCACGAACAACTGCGCTAGCCGTGCCTCAGCGATGCACCGCTTAACGTCATCCTGGTTGACTGGAATTTCCAGCATGCCAACCATTGAATACCGCTTTTCTGCGTCGTTCACGCTCAAACTCCCTCATCAAGTCTCTTTGCACAACTCGGACACACGCCGTTCCGAGCGGCAGTCTTCGGTGCCGCAGTGCGTCAATAGGTCGCGTTCCAGGTCGGTCATGTTAACTCCCTCTGCCGCTCTCATGCTTTATCGCCAGCAGTCCGCGGGTAGTAATTTCGTAATCGGAAACGCCGTCGATCGACACCCGAATCATCCCCTCATTCAGCAGCCGAGATACCGTCCGTGCGGACACGTTTCTGCTCGGTACGCCAGCGCCGAATGCAAGCACGGCGCTCATCCCGTCACACCCTGTAGCGTCCATAATCCAACCTCCAGCGAGGCAGCGGAGCACTCCGCGCTGGGCTTTAGTTAGCTTCATATCAACTCCATCTGCCGCTCGTGGGCCAATTATCCGGGCGGGCGTCCAAATGCACGGGTCGCACGCCAATGGCATCTCCGTGGGCTCACGGCCACGCCCGCCCGGTGAATCAGATCCTCTTCGCACAACTCGCACACCCGCCGTTCAGATCGGCAGCCGCAGCGGTCGCAGACGTACAGCACCAACGCCACCGGCGACGGCATCCAGCCCCACCACGGCGAGCGGGGGCAAAATGCTTCGTGGGTGGATAGGGGTGCGGTCAACCGCGCTTCCTTTCCCGCTCGGCAAACATGGCGTCGGCAGCATAAATGCTCAGTTGTACTGCGCTGTCGATCGACTCCTGGTACGTGTATCGCTTCTCGCTGCCGAGAGCGAACATGGCATTTAGGATCGCAGGCAGCGCAGTCGCAGCGAAGTAGTCGCGGAGTGTCATTGCTATCTTCCATGTCAGCTTTCGTCCGATTGTTCGCCTGGTTTCTTTCTTGGCTTCCCTTTGTCTGATCGTGTCCTGCGAGACTTGGTTTCCGAGCACATGTCCTTGGCTGCCTCAGCGATCTCCAGTTTGCGAGACGCTTGCGCAGCGAGGTCTTTCAGCTTGTCGAGGTACTCTGCGAAGGAGAGTCCTGACTCGTCTTTTTCTCGGATGACGGCTGCGAGTTCAGTAAAGGCGAGTTCGATTGGTTCTTGGGTTGCCATTTTGGTCCTTTCAGTGTGAAGACGTGTCGCCGATTGATGCTGTCGTGATACGAGTGGATTTTTGTTTCGTCAAGCGGAGACGTTGCGTGAAGATGTATTTCCCCGACAGAAAGTTCGCCGCCGTGCATTGAGATAATTGCCGTGAGTAGCCGCCTTGCGCTTTTCAGTTCGTTTCTCAGGAGCCTCACTTCATTTTGAAGGGAGTGCAGATCAAATTCAGTCAGATTGCTCATGTCATCCCTCCATGCCCTGGGTCGCTTTCAACTGCTTTCGCTCTTCTGCAAATGGAACCCTGCCATCGAATGCGTATAGCGCTGTCGAGTAAGGCATCTTCAATCTCTTGGCGAGCTGGCTTATTGACTCGCCGGGCATTCTCTGGTCTCGAATAGCCTTTCGTCGCTCCTGAAACTGCTTGTTCATTGACTCTCTAGCGACTTCAAGACAGTTGATGCCATTCAGTCTACGCCTCAAGAGGCCGTTTTCTTTGAGCTGCCGCACCCGTTCTCTCGTTACACCGCCAAGCGCCTTTTGGCAGTCAGCAGTGGTCATGTTGTCGATTATGACTGGCGGTGGAGGATTCTTTCTTGGAATCGGCTTCCCACTTAGCCTTGCACCAACTGTGCCGTCTTGGATGTATTTGTATGCCGATGCGGAGCATACGCCAAGTCGTTCCTGAATGTCTTTTACTGACAAGCCATTGTAAAACAGCTTTGTGCGAAAGGTCTTGCCGTCGATGCTTGCTTCGAGCGTCCCCCTCCGGTATCTCATCCAGGCGGTAAAGAGCTTGATTCCAAGGATTTCAGACCATTCACTGATCGTTTTTCCTCGAACAAGAACCCTGTTGTACGATCTTGGCATATCGGCCCTTCCAATGAATTGTACACACCCATTATTACCCAAAAACGTCTTGATTGCAACGTGGGTTTGGCAGATAATCGGCGATGGAGGTAGTCCTATGTCAGATAGCGCAATAACGGTCACGCCTGAGCAGGCAAAAGACCGCAGGCGATTTGTAAAAATATACAACAAGCAGCAGTTGTTCTTTAACTTGGACTGCTCAATTCAGGGCTTTGTTGGCGGTCGCGGGATCGGGAAGACGAAGATCGGTTGCATCAAGTTGATCTACGCCGCCAGGAAAAAGCAGCCTTGGATGGTCATTTCCCCTGATGCGAACGTGATCGAGGACACGACTTGGCCGTGCTTTGAGGAAACGGCGCAGGATCTTGGCGTCTGGGTTCGTGGCGTCCGGCATCCGATCCATAAGGCATGGATCAAGACGTTCGATGGCGGGATGACTAATGTTGTGTTCAAGGGGGCTGAGCGTCCTGAAAAGCTGCGTGGTTCGAGCAAGGCTGGTATCTGGTTTGATGAGGCGAGTATCATGCCCAAGGAGGCGTATTTGTACGCCATGCCTTGCTTGCGTTACATGACACCTCAAGGGCCTGTGATGGGGCCGTGTTTTATGACCTTCACGCCAAAGGGCAGGACGCACTGGACGTTTGATGTGTTCTTTGAGGCCAGTGATGGGGCCGAGGCTGCGATCTTTGGCGCTGACAGGAAGAAGACCCCCGGCCTGTATCGCTCGGGCGACTACGTGGACATTGGCGGCCAATGGTATCGCGTGAAGGATCGCGTGTCGCTGGTGACGGCGGCCACGACTGAAAGCCCGTTTCTTCCTGAAGAGTTCTACGACACGCTTCGCAGTCAGTATAACACTCTGTTGGCAGAGCAGGAGCTTGGCGGCGAGTTCGTTGATATCGAAGGATTGATGTTCCGTCGCGAATGGTTCAAGTTCTGCGATTCGGTTCCTACTGATGCGCTCCGAGTTAGGTATTGGGATTTGGCTGGAACAGAAGATTCTGGGTGCTGGACTGTAGGGACGCTTCTGGCCAAGACTCCAGACGGCAAGTTCTACGTCGAGGACGTTGTCTCTGGACAGTGGTCTGCAATGGTTCGTGATGGCATGATGTGTGAAGTGGCTCAGCAAGACAAGTACAAGTACGACAATCAGGTCATCGTGTACGTCGAGCAGGAGGGCGGTTCGGCTGGAAAGAACCAGGTCCAGCAACAAATTCGCATGTTGGCTGGGGTTCCCGTGTACAAGGACATTCCAGTGCGGTCCCGCGGAACCCAGACGAAGGAAGGACAGAAGGTTCCGGGGTTTGCCAAGATTGTCCGAGCGAGACCTGTTAGTGCCCAGGTAGAAGCAGGAAATGTATACGTCCTCCGCAATGGAATGTGGCGTGAGCAGGACGTGGGAAATTGGCTAAGTATCGTCGCGGGCTTCCCGGAGACAAAGCGAATGGATGAGGTGGATAGCCTTAGTGGCGCTTTCAATCGCATCCAGGAACGTAGCGTGGCGAATCCTGGCGACATTCTAGCTGTGAGTGGCCAGTCGAGGGCAGCCATGAAGTACGGGCCAGGTATGGGTGCTGGCTGCAATACGCCGACGTTCCTGGATGGCGGCTCCATGCCAAGGGTTCATCGTGCGTTGAATTTCAGTCGGCATTAGCGCAGGATGATATCGTACAACTTCCGTCCCAGCGCCCCAACAATCTTGCTGTCCCGCGAGAACAAGGTCATGTCGGGCTCGGGAAACTGGACCCGCTTTACGTTGAGAGCCCCAGGTCGGTTGCTGCATAGACGGAGCGTACCATTTGGCACCATAACGGCAACGATACCTCTGTCTGTCACTGCGAAATTCACGTCTCCGTGTTCATGGCAGATTTCGATGCAATCCTTAGTGTTCTTTTGAATGCGGTATAGTAGCATCTTGTACTGGCCGTGTTGTTCAGCACAGGCGACGAACGCGCCTGACTCGTACTTCGCATCCAGAATCTGCCACCCTTCAAGTTCGGATAGCTGGTGCTGGTAGCACTTACCAGACTCAGGGAAGATGCTGAGCAGGTACTTGCCCAGCAGATTTTGAATCACACATCCTGGGTATGTTCTCGTTGCTGGAAGGTCTGCGATTGATCCGACCTTGCGGACAGTGGCTCGGATTGTTCCGTTGACCTCGTTGAAGACCACCTCGGAAACAGCGGTGTCGCCAACGGCATAAGCCCTGCCTCCACTGACAAATACTCGCTTAGCGTTGACGGCAATATCAACTGGATCTCCCATGTCGTCAATGAGGACCAGGCTTCCATTCTCGACGCCAACGGCAATCGCAGTACCTTGCAGTGGTGTGAACACGTACAGGAACGGGTCTGTATTCACAATAGGTCCGAAGACTCCAGTGATGTCGTCGTCGCGCATGTCGATCTGCTTTAGTTCTACAAGACCCGAGCTTGCTGCCTGTAATGGCACTTGGGCCGCGCTGATTGTCACCGAAACTGCTCCGCACGCATCTGGGGCTGGGCCTCGCTTGCCATTGTCTAACACGTCTATCAGCCAGCCTCGAAGTCCAGTTGGAATGTCGGACAGCGGTCGGCAGGCGCGATTGAATTCTGTCCCTGGGCGAAAGAATGAGTGGTGCGCCTTCATTCTCGGGATCATGGCCGCATTGGTGTCCAGATGCTTCCAGTCGGGGTGGAAGGCCGTGTATGGGTGAATCCCCGCCCACAACCACCCGAGCACCACGGCGATGCTGTACCAGTCAGAGTCAGGCGTGAACGACTGCGCCGACCAGTCTCGAATCGCTGGCTTGATTGCAGTTCCTGGATAGCTGGCAGTCTGGACGCAACTTGTGTCGATCAAGTAGGTGAACTTCAGGTCGTGTCGGACCAGCCAGTTGGTTTCGTTGGGGTCCACGAGCACGACGTTGCTGGCATGGCAGTGGCGAACGATCTCCAGAATTTGGTCGGTGATCTTTGCTACGCCTGAGTTGTCAATGCCTTGCTTGCGGCGGAAGGCATTGGTGAACAGCTGGCACAGGACCAGTGGCTTGATGTCGGGCGACTTCGGCGCGTAGCTGTCGTCCACGAATTTCATCACCTCGCCGCAGTGCTGCTTACCAGAGTCGAGAAGCTCTGCCGTGGGGAGAACGACGCCTGGGTGATTCAGTCCAGCGAGTTCTCGAATCTTGCCGATAGGAATTGCTTGCTTGGGGTTGTGGTAGACACAGTAAGCTGTACCGCCCTTGGCAAACACCTTCTTCTCGCCACCCGCTGCCACGAAGTCTCTGTCAGTTAGTGTGACGCGGGACGTTCCGCCCTTGATGTAGTAGGTTGGCATCTTCAGTCCCCGTCGTAGAGGGCAATCATCGACAAATCATCCTGATTGACAATGCCATCTTGCTCCAATTCCTTGAGGACACCCCGTAAGTGACGGACCATGAACTTACCTCCCATGCGTCTGAAGTCCAGAAGTCGCAGAGCAAGTTCCTTGTCGAACGGGACGGATGCGCCGTTCTTTGTGAACGAGAACGCGCCGTCAGACATGGCAACTATCATGTCGCTGTGCTGTGGCCACAGGATTTGACAATGATTTGAAATGCTGCCAAGGCCAACGTCATACCCAGTAACTAAATCGACGTTGAGGGCGGGATTGAAGTCGATGCCGGAAATGAGGTAGCGTGGGTAGTATGGTGCTGGATCGTAATGATTTGCGTACACCGACCACTGCTTTGATTCTCTGTTTCTGCAAGCAAGAACTCCGTCTCCGATAATGCAGGCTGCTAAATTTCTTCCGTTCGATCTGAGTATGGCAAGCGTTGCCGACACGGAATCGGTTTCTGTTCCAAGTAGCAGTGCTTGCGCGCAGGCTCGTTGCACTGAGAGCAACTGAATCTCACTGAAGCCACTCACGTTTCTGTAGTGAATCGCCGCGTGTACGAGCAATCGAGCGCCCACGTCCGTGTGGGCGTCGATTTGCTTCCCGTCTCGGTCCTTGACGACGGAGCAGCCGTCGCTAAGGGCCGCAAAGCCTTCGCACGAAGCGCAGTAGTCTTGGCAGACTTCATGCGACTTCCCGATGACATAGTGGTGACTGCTCCGCATTTTCTAGTCCTTTCTTTGGTTTTAGTGCGGTGTCGAGAATTTGGAAAGCCTTATGCGCCACCCTGGCCGGACTTGCACCGACTCTTCTCCGAGTTACATGTTACGGAGCGTACTGCTCGGTATACACCACTGGGTGTTTTAGTCACGGCGGCAGGATTTGAACCTGCGATCTCGTGGTCCCAGGCCACGCGCGATACCAGGCTTCGCTACGCCATGATAACGCCTGCCTGGATTACCCTATCCCAGCAGGCGGTTGTCTACGCAATAGTATCCACGGCTCCGTGAATCTGCAACTTAAATTGCAATATCACTGACAAAACAGATGCAAACTGCCTTGGCTGGTAAAATCTGTCTTGCAATCTGTTGTGGATTAGGTAAGCTATGGTCACTTCAGGGCCGGACAGCCAATCGCAAAACTCATTCTAGCTCCTTGCGTGTCCTTCTGCCTGTCCGGCCTTTGGGCACCTTGGGGCTTGAATGTTTTGGAGATCGTCATGGCACGCAATTCTGTAAGCATGTCTCATGCGGAGAGTCTGCGCAAGCAGTACGCGAAATCCAAATCTATTCCGCGAGAGTATCCTGTTGAAAAAACATGCTTCAAATGCGGAAAAACAAAGGCGTCATCGGAGTTTTATAAGCACCATCAGATGGCAGATGGATTGCTTGGAAAGTGCAAGGAATGCACAAAAAAAGATGCGTCTGCCAGCTATTACTCCGACATTGCCAAGCATCAAGAGTATGATCTTAAAAGAAATGCGACGCCCAAGCGTAAGCGGCAGCGAATTGAGTATCAACGGAGAAGGCGGGCTCGCAATCCAGAAAAGACCAGGGCGTATAACTTACTAAACAAAGCAGTCCGTGGCGGCCGTGTAACTCGACAGCCGTGCGAAGTCTGTGGTGAGCTAGAAGTAGAGGCTCACCACGACGATTACAGCAAGCCGCTTGATGTTCGATGGCTGTGCGTTAAACATCATAGGCAGCATCATGGAAAGATGCGGTATTTAACGTAATTAGAACGGAATAGAGTCATCAGCGTCTGGTGGCGGGGTGTGGGTTTGTTGCGGAGGCGGCTGTTGTTGTGGCGGTCGGCTGGATGGCTGCTCTCGTCGCTCGTCGCCACCTTGCGGCTTAGACCCGAGCATGACCATTCGCTCGGCAATGACCTTGACCTTGGATCGCTTCTGCCCGTCCTTCTCCCAGGACTCTTGTTTCAGTCGCCCTTCGACTAGGATGTTACTGCCCTTGCGGGTGTACTCCCCTAGCACCTCTGCGCTGCGACCAAAGAACGTAACGTCGATGAAGGAAACGTCGTCAACCCACTCACCGGCCTGATTCTTCCGCTTGTCGTTGACCGCCAAGCCGATATCACAGACGGCTGTCCCTGACTGCAGGTATTTGAGTTCCGGGTCTCTGGTCAGGTTTCCTGCGATAACGACCTTGTTGAAACTTGCCATGTCGTGCCTTTCATTCAAAGAGTCTGCCTTGACGGCTGTCGAAGATGTTCCTGGTTGCCTCGTCAACTTGTCGCTCCAGCCTCTTGGACTGTTCCAGAGCGGTCCCGGATCGGGTGCGGAAGAAGTCCTTCTGCGCCGTCCGCATTTCGTTCACGAGCTTTGCGTACTCATTGATTGTCATCGAGCAAGTCCTTTAAGTTGATTCCCTATCCACCATTGCCGCGCATCTTTGTACTCGTCTGGCGGCATGACGACTTCCACTTTGCGTTTCAGGTTCTTAGATAGCCTGCTTGCTGTGATTATGGCTCCTTTATGCCCTGGCGCACAGTGTAGGCAGCCAGTGCAGGTTGTTTTACAGGAGTCGATCGTCCCTCGTTTCTCTGGTTTGGTGTCGTTCTCGCCGATGACGATGATCCTGCCTGGAACATGGCGCTTTAGGTACTCAGCGAGCACTAAGACGCCTCCGATATTGGATGGCCTGCCCAGAGCCGCAAGTCCCGCGTCGATTAGCGCAGCAACGTCTGATGGCCCTTCGACGACGTAAACGGTCCCGTTGCCATTCCACCAGAACTGCTTGCAGAAAACTCCTGCATTGGATGTTCCGTAGAGCGTCTTCTTTTCTCCGGTTGGGTATCGTCTGGTGATGCCGATGATTATGCCTTTCGAGTCTCTGGAGGGGAACGCGGACCACTGCTGTCCGTTGCGGTCCCATCCGACTCCGACGTAGAGGTCTTCCAGGGTCTTTTCGGAGACGCCAAGAGTCTCAGAGAGCGACTTCCTGGCGTCTTCTGCCTTTCGGTCCTGAAAGCACTTCTCGGCTATCTTTGTGGCGTCCTTTTTTGGTTTTGGCTTTTCCTCTTGTGGCTTGACTTCAGGGAGTGGTTCGGACAGTCGATGAATCCAGGCGAGCGAGCCGTCGCGGGTCTCTGAGGTCCAGCTCGATTCGACCTTCGTGCAGCGAGCCAGCTTGCCATCGGCCGACCGCGTGCAGAAGTGGTCCCTGCCGCAGATCGGGCATGGCTCTCGCTTCGTGACTCTGACCCATAGCGACTTACTGTACATGGCCTGCCATTTCTATCGAATTTACAGCATTCGTGACGAGCTGAAGCGCGACGGAATGTCGTCCGGCTTCTCGAACATCGCCTGGCACTTATGGCACTGGTACACGAACCGTTCGCCCTGCATGAGTTGTGGCTCACCGCACATCGGGCAGGCTACGAATAGTTGCTTTTCTGGCCGAGGCTCAGTCTCCCTGTTCTTTTTCCCACTGTTCTTTCTCTTTCCTTTCTCTTTCATGCTGCAGCTCCTGAAAACATTGCTTAATGGACATTCTGTGTCTGATTGTGAATCGCTCACTGGTAGAGCTGGCAGCATATTGCATCGCTGCTGCGTCGATATACATGGTGAACTTTCCGTCGTCGCCCATGTACAGCCTATTCCATGTGCCTTCTGTTAGGATTTGCTTGGCGTCAAGCTGGTTCAATGCGAGGTTGTCGAAAGCGACCACCGAGCGACTGATCGACAGCAAGGCCGGTAGCTTGGCTTTCCAGTGCAAGAGGCTCTGCTGGACATCTTCGCTCGGGTTCACGCCGCGCCCGAATGACTTGTACCCAAGGATCAGGATCTTGCGACCTTGTTCCAGCATCTTGGCAGCTTGACTGGGCTTGTCTATTCCGGCAATGAAGTGGATGACGGTGTTCTCGTTGGCGTAGGTATTGATCTGCTCTTCAAATTCCTCGGCGTAGCTGATTCCAAGCCCATGCAGGAATCCTGCGTTCCTGAGTGCAGCGATGGTGAATCCATTGTGCTGCACTGGCTGTTCAAGGTGCTTCGCGTTCACGGTCAGGTTGACAATCAGGTTGCTCGACAAGTATCTGAGCAAGACCTCCAGGCATGGGTGGTCCAGCGGGTTCCCGCCGCCGATAGCAACCTCGACGCCATAAGGCAGGCCGCGGATCAGGTTTTGAATGTCTCGCGTGGTGGCGTGCTTCCCGTTTGGGACTGCAGATTCATGGCAGAATGGGCATCCAGCATCGCATGAGTTGGTAATCTTCATGTCGATGCTTTCAGGGAACGCTGGCTGTGGCGTGGTCTCTTCGCGCCAAGTGCGGGTCTTGGTGCCATCTGGGTAGATGCGAACCCGAATATTCCCGTTCATGTACGACGCAAGCCATCGCCGCTTTTCTTTAGTCGTGGTTGTCATTGTCCGTAACCAGGATGCTGTTTGGGTTGAAGATGAAGGCGCGAAGGGATTCCTTGGACTCAAACGCTTCTCCGCAGGCGTCTCCGCATCTGATGTGGCTCTGGCGGTCGATGTAGCCCCATTCGGAAGTAAACGGGTCGCTCTCGAATGGAACGAACTCTACTTTCGCGCCGGTCTCTTCCTCCAAGACTTCCCTCAACATTGCTTCTCTGCTTCCGTCCGGGTCGCCCCCTGTCTTGACGTAGGTTAGGCAATAGGACGCCTTGCTCCAGGGATCACGGTAAGACTCTTGTTCCCATCCGAATTCGCCAGGAAGGAGCCGAAGAATCCCATTGTCAGTTCTGTAAAACGTGTCGGGCTTGAAGTCTCCTGGCGTGATGCAAATGGAGTGAGTTGATGACGAGTTAGTCTCGAACACTCTATGACGGGTCACACTCGGCATTGCGCGTACACCTTTCTTTGGTTGCTTGCGATTGGCGTGATTTGGTCTTCCATGCGCTTCGGCCTAGTGCCCCGCTACGTGCAGCAAGCGGCGGGGTTAGTGAATTTTGGGATTGTCCGTGGCATTTCAGTGCAAGCGAGGTCGTACTTGTCTGCCTTTCCACTATTGAACGAGATCCACCATTGGTGCTTTCTCGGACACTTAATCAGAAGGCTACAGAGCGAATCCAATTTTCGTTCGTCGCCGACGGCAATCGCTACGTCAGCGCCGTGGATGTTCTTCGTCTTCACGGGCACTTCCAAGTGCTCGGCGCAGGCCGTGAACTGCTCTCGGCTGACGCCGCCAGCAATGTACTCGAACTCGCGATCCTTGTCATCGCGCCTCTTCCAGCTCCTGGATGTTGTGATCGGGTGGCCATACCTGGCAAACTTGGCTAGGGCAAGCGCGGAGGCAAGCATACCTGCAGCATCTTCCGGTGAAATTGGGTGAAACTCGATTTTAGGGTGTCTTAGTCGCTTGTTGACAAACACTACAGCGACCTTATCTTGCTGAACGGTCATTCGCTCGCATTCATGGCGCAGGATGAACCGATTAAGGCTTTCGACTGCATCTATGGGGCAGGTCGCCCAGGACATTTCTTCTTGCGACTGAAAGCACCTGGAGGCGTGCCTGGACCATTCAGCCAACTTCCGTTGGCGGCAGACGGCGCAGGTCCAGCGGTTGCAAGGCATGTTGACGTGGACGACGGAATCGTCCTTGCGCCTCAAGACAAGCGGATAAGAGCTTGGACACTTCATGGCTTTGTCCTCGACGGGACTGCAGCCAGTCGGTTCGCGACATAGAGCGGGTTGCGCGTCTGGCTGCGACAAGGTTAGTACCGCCAAGCACAAACCAGCATAGAGCCGAAGAGTGCAGCCAAACGCGCAGCCAGCTCTACATTGTTTGGACTTGGCGGATTTGGTCCTAATCTTGTCACCGCCAAGTATGTCCATTCCCATTGTCCGTGTCAACACGAGTTTTCTACGCTCTGCCACAAAACCAGAAAATCAGGTTGAACCAGAGCATAAATCCGAAGGTAAATCGAGCTGTCATTTGCCGTCTCGCTCCTGTTTGCGTTTGATGGCGTGGTACACTTCCATACGGTGAACCGGAGTTTCAGCGGGAGCGTCAATACCGATTCTGACTTTATTGCCTCGGATTTCAACAACCCGAATGACAATGTCGTCGCCGATCTGAATCGCCTCATTCATAAGCCTTGAGAGGACAAGCATTGCAAGATTCCTTCCTGAAGATCCAGAGAAACTAACGCAGTTCTTTTGACGCCACAACCCTGGCCCTGTCCAGTCGCCTCTTGGCGGCCCAATACTCTTCCCTTGCTTCGTCCTTGTCTTCAGGCCCAGATTCGAGCAGGATGGCCCATAGGCGCTCTTTTTCAGCAGCAAGCTCCATCAGACCCGAAACTGTCCCAGACGACAGGGAACGCGGCCTAGACGCCTTAGACGCCCTCATTTGCGCTGCGACAATGTTCGTGGGGCTCGGTGGCCTCACAAACGCCATTTTCGGCATAAAGACCTGTGGAGGGTAATACCCATTCCCGTATAGTTTCCGATATCCCCATCCAGAATTGTTGTAGACGCTACCGTCCCATCCCCATTGGGATTGTGGTCCGAACTGTGGTATCTGCCCGAGCATGGCCATTGCCATGATGACCGCGTTCATTTCTGGTCTCCGACAGAAAACAGGTGATCGAACGAGAGCGCGTCGTCGGCGCTGACTCCCGCCAGCGAGTCGAGCTTGGAGTCGTCTACTCTGCACAGCTTGGCAGATTCGGGGACGTAGGCAGCGAAATGGAACGCCATCTTGGATAGCCAGCGTAGGTCGTTCGGCGTCGGCATTGGGTACGCTCCGCTGATGTGTTGATGCCTGCTGAGCCACTTGTCGAGCAGCACGGAGAAAGTCGCTGCCATCGCGGAGATGTGTGCGTGATTTATCAGGTCGGCTTGGATCGCGGCCTTCTGCTGCGCCGCAATGACCTGCCTTTGCTGTTCGACTGCAACTTGGTTCGGGTCCATGCAATCCTCAATTCAGGAAGATCGCAGGAAGTTTCCCGCGATCCATGTGTGGCTGGGTGGACAGGATGAAGTCAGAAAGTCGTTCTGCAATGATGCCTCGTTCAATCTCGGATAAGTGGCCCATGCACGGTTCGCACAGGCCGTAGCCAATAATGCGGTGGCGATTGATCGGCACGTTCAGCATGATGGCGTCTCTTCCTCTTGGAATCCAGCACGCAGCCTTTGATGCCTGATCTCCACACAGCAGGCAGCAAACGTAGCCGTGCTTGATTTGCGATTCGATTTCCAATAGGCATTCAGTTGCGATATCAGCAACTTCTCTATCCATTGATTCCTCGAAGTAAAAAACCACTGCCCCCTGGTTGATGAAAGGGGTAAGCAGGGGGCAGTGGCACATGTCGGGTTTACAAAGCGAACACCGACCAACGCTCCCATGCTGACCTGACACGACAGCCAGCTGATGCCGCTGGGGCGGCACTGCAAGTACCAGACCCTTGCGCAGACATTTCTGCCACGGTCCCATGTACGATGTCTGCCGGGTGGCAGTTATTGGCGATCAGGATCTGATTCCGAAGATACTAGATCACAAATTTCCTCCTTCGACACAGGATAGACATGCTTAGCGGGCCGCCATTTTCCTGACTCGTCCTGGAAGACGTAGATGTTCATGCACCTATCCCCAAGATACATAGCATCAACGAAGATCCATGAATCGGGAACGGGCGATGTGTCTTTGCTTAGTTCTGGCGGTGGGGACCAATACTGCTTCCACCTGCCGGAATCATTGGATGCAATCACGTTTTGACGCGATTCTTCCATCGGCGTTTGGGATTGATTCATGTCACGCTCCTTTCTCTAATAAACAGGCAGGCGGCCAAAAATCCAAGAAACGACTTGTCGTTCCGGTCGCCGCAGTGTGGACACGGACGGCGCGGATACTGAAACGTCTTCGTTCGGATGTCGCACGATCCGCACCGCCGACATTTCCACGTAAACATCCGCACTCGTCGGCGATTCCTTTCGCGTAACGTCATCTCACCTCCCAAACAAAAGGCGTAACTACGGTTGCACCCGAGCGGAGTACCGCCGGGTGAACCTCGGGTGCTATTTGGACTGTCCCAGCAGCGAACAACCGGGAGGTGCCCACGTGAGGTTGCCGCCGCACGAACCGCCGTTGGGTATGGACGCGGACACGGCGTCGCGCGGTTGCTCGGTTTCTGGCGGATTTCTGTCTGCCGAATACCAGTTTTCACGAGCGTTGGCCGCACGGTCAAATGCGTCGAGGCAATCGACTAAATACTGCGCCAGGATGAAGTCCGGCGTGTTACTGCCTTGCTCGGCGCTTACGCTGTTGACTGCATTTTCGATTTTATTTCGCAGGTCCGATTTACTGTACGGCATTTCGCAATCCCCCAAAAAGTGAACGTTAGTTGCGGCTGCACCCGAGCGGAGTTCCGCCGGGCATAGTGGGACCGGAGGGACTCGAACCCTCCGCCGTTGGCCCGCTACTTGATTCGCGGTATGGTCTGCCAAACCACTCGGCTACCGTTGCGGTCCCACGCCGGTCTCTCCCGGCTGTCACGACTGATCCCGGTTATTGACTTATTCGCCGGACTCCAGCGGTGTCGTGGCTTGCAATCGCTAACCGCGATCCTTGCTGGCTGTACCCCGTGTCGTTCCGAGGAATACTCGCGTCAACAGACGCCTCGTGCGGTAGGTGCTATCTGTAAGCAGCGCGGGCCGGATTCTCACCGGCAGCGGCAACACCTCTAGCCGCGTTATGGCTTTCTGCTGAGTTCCAAGGTCGCCTCTCGGCTTCCGCGCTGACTAATCCAAGCGGGACCGGCAGGACTCGAACCTGCACCAGTTTCGCCGAACCTGCCAAGTAGCAGGGTATCAACTGGCGGTGAGCGTCAGCTATGTTCGCTCCGGCGTCTACCATTCCGCCACGGTCCCATATGATCCACCTATTTCTTTGCGCGGCGCGGGTGGTTCGGCTACAGACACGCGCCTCGGTATGCGGCCAGCCTCCATCGAGCCTTGCGGCAGGCTCATCGGG